TTTGTCTTATATCAATTGATATAAGACAAAACGGACTATTGGGCGATTTTGGCGATTTTGGCGATTTGGCGATTTGGCGATTTTGAATACTTATTATGATAAGTTTTTGAATAATATATATAATAATTATGACAGCATAAATTACATATAAGACAATTAGCATTATTAATATACTAATTAGCATAATTAGGATACTAACTATTATACTAATTAGCATAAGTATTTTAATAATTAGTATATTAATTATGACATCATAAGGTTACATATAAGACAACGATTTATAATATAATTATATTTATTTATTTAAGACCATTATGCTCTCTGCTTTTTGCTTTTAAAATCAATAAACTAACAAACTAACAAATATTTTGATTTTTTTTATTAAATAAATAAATTCACACCATTATACAGGCAAAATACAACAGAATATATTTAATTTGATTTCTTTTTTAATCTGTATTCTTGCTGGTATTTTTGAAATTTATCTTTATTTTTTTGATAGTATTCTTGATAGTATTCTTGAAGTTTATTTTGATTTTTTAATTTGTATTCTTGCTGGTATTCTTGAAGTTTATCTTGATTTTTTAATTTGTATTCTTGCTGTTTTTTTAGAATTGTATCTTTATTTGATTGATAGTATTCTTGAATTGTTCTTGATGGAATTTGTTTATTTAATTTTGCTTGTAAAGTTTCAATCCAAAAACGTTCTCTTTGCTTACTATCAAGCATATCAACTGCTTCATATTTTTCAATCTGTATCATGTCCCAATTATCCCAACCTCCATTTGCTCTAATAAATTGATAAATATTATATTCATAATATTTGCCTGTTAGATTATTACAATCAGATTTATGCTTTGATTTTCTTCTTGTAAAATCTGTTGTTTTTCCAACATAACTATCTGTAATTTCAGGATTTTTGCAAACTATTTTATATATAATTGTATTTAAATGATTAATAATTTTATGTGGCATTCTTAGTATATTATAATATACTTTAATACATTATACTTAAGTTAAAACTAACAAAAAATGTATTATTATTATTTCTTAGTTTTTGTTAGTTTTGTTAGTTTAAAACATCTATAACATCTATAGTATTGTTGTTTTTTTGCATTATACTTTTTGTCTAATAGATAATTTAAATAAAATCTTGTTGCTTGAATATTAAACTCAGCCTCACAATCACGCATATTTATATTTAACCTATTATTTTTATACTAATTATACATCTAAATTTATTTTAAAATCATTATCATTAACCTACATTACATTTTTTAGGTTGGGAGATCGGGGCATATTTTAGTAGGCATTCAAAAAAAATAGAAAATTTTGTATTTGGTCGCAATCCCAAAAAAGTAAAGTAGGTTATATGTATCTCAGTTTTGGGAGGGTGACGAAATACAAAATTTTCTATTTTTTTATACGCCCTACATCAATATAGCGTCCAACTTTACACAACCTAAACATTATGTAGGCATTATGTAGGCGTAGGCGTAGGCGTAGGCGTTGTTAAATCACAATTAAAAAATACATTTTCTAAAAATTCGCCGTCAATTTTATCTTGAATTGTTGTATCAATTTTAACTTCATTTTTATTTAATAATGCTTCTCTTTTTAATCGTTGTTGAACACGAATAGGAATGTAATATGGATTGGTCTTAAAATATTCTTCTTTTTGCTTCTTATAACGGATTGCATCATATTTTTTTTTTAATTCAGGATTGAAAGTTGTCATTATTTTATATATTAAGTATAGAAAATAATATTTTACTAAATACATTCATTCATATTAATTTATATTTATATTCTTCAATATTTACAATAAAATTAATTAAATTTTTTATAGTATTTACGAAAAAATAATAACTAAATAAATAAATAAGTTATTGAATAATTAATAATAAATTTATAAATTATTTAAAATTTCGTAATATGCCTCATTAACTCGTTTAATTTGATTTTTAATATTAATCTCAATCTCTAATTTTACAAAACGACAAAAACTATTTACATGTTTTATTTTTGAATATTCGCCACGATATAATAACCCATATTCAGTATCAATAAACTCATTATAATTTTTATAATAAATTATATTTGAATATTTTTTATACTCGTAAGATGGGTCTATAATTTGTTTATCCATTTCAACTACAAAATGATTTACACAAACAATTTGAGTAAATCTATCTACATTTATTACTGCAATAACCGCTTTTACATTACATTTTGCTAAATTATGAGTTCTAATATATTGATATAAATATTGAGCGTTAGTTAGACATTCTTCGGTTATATTATTTTGCTCTTGATAATCATACATTTTCTTTAAAATATTGTCAATTTGTTCCATTTTATATATAATATTTAAAATATTATATTTAAATCAATTTAATTGTATATTATTTATAAATTTAATTTACTTTTATGTTTCTTAGTTTCGTTATGTTGTAAAATATTTTTTGATAAATATGAACCTCCGCATATTTCACAAACATTTTTACACTCTCGCTCCTCTTTTGCTTTGCTTGTATTTTTTAATTTTTCTTCTTTTTTAACCTCTGTTGTTGTTGCTTTGTCTTCATCAATATTAATCAATTCGGTTGTAAAATCATAATTAAAATCATGTATATTTATATTTTTAACCTCAATAATAATATCTCTAATTCCATTATTTATTTTTATCAACTCATCAACCAGTTCAGTTACTTTATTTTGATTACAAAATTTTTGAATTACATAATATAAATAATCCGCATTTGCTATACGATTTGATGGTGCTTTATTTTTATACATTTTATTTACTTCTTCGGTGCTATTATCTAAATTTAAATAATGTTTATACATCGTTATTTTTGGTAGGGTATTTATTTGAAAAGTTAATGTTCCTGTCACAATTTCATTATTGTTACGCATTTGGTAGTATAAATCATCTAACTCGTTCATATTTAATGATTTTGTATTTGTTGGTTGTATTTTAAAATCTTCTGTATCATCTTCCTCAGTTCCAGTATTATTATCTTCATTAAAATACTCAACATTATTGTTAATATTAACCTCATTATTCATATCAATTGTTAATCTTAATTTTTGTATTCTGTAATGAAAAGAATTTTCTTTATTCATTATGTATATAGATTTTTCTCTAATTGTTCCTACTTCAACATCTAAATTTAAAATATTAAATGCAGTTGCTAATTGCTGTTTATATTGACTATCTTTTTTAAATAATGGTTTATCTGTAATATTTATTAAAAATTCAAAATGGTTTTGGGTTTCATTAAATAATATCTCCAGTTCATTTTTAAATTTACTTTTATCAATTTTTAAACCATAACCATATTTGGTATTAGTTGGTTTATTTAAATATAATTCTTGAATTTGGTTATTTGTTAGTCCTATTAAATCAAAAATTTTAAACGCTACATACAAACCATAAATAAATTCTATAAATTTCGTTAAATCTCGTTTATTAAATAATTCAGTTTTTAAATTATTAATATCCACTTGACTTTTAAATGATGCTTGAAATATTTTATAAATTATTGATTTTACTTCATAATACGCTATGTTGCTTGATTTTATAAATTTTGCTTGATGGTTGTAAATATAACATTCTTCTTTTTTTGGTAGTAAATGTTCTTCACAATTATCATATACATAATCAATTCTATTACGAACATCAGTTATGTCTTCATTAAAATAAATTTCATTTCCATAATATAATTTTTTAATTAAAATATTAATATCCATGTCATTATATTCGTCTGTAAATTCTAACAATTGATTTATTATTTCATAATCATAATTTTCATACTTTATAATAATTACTTTTATTTCTTCAATTAATTTTATATTATTTGTTGCTTTAAAATTCAGTAACAATTTATATACTAATTTTAAATCATTATTGTAAGTCCATATGCTATAAGAATAATTTAGTGTAGATAAATAAATAGTCTTATGTTCGTCATAATTGTATTCTAACTCGTCGTCGTTTTGTTTTGCATCTTTATTTTTATCTTTTAATAAAAATGTAGCATTTTCATATTTAGTTTTGTATCTGTATAAGAGTTCTTTTTGTCTGTCTTCGTCTGTAATTTCTACGCTTGAAATAATTGGGTTGGTGATTAGTGCATTAATTTTATCATAAATTTTTAATTCTATGTTATGAGAACCATACTTAAATATTTTCTTAAAAAAATCGTATAATAATCTGTATTTTTTACTTTGGTCGTTATACTCTTCAATATCTAAAATAGAGTTGTAAATAGAATATTTTTTATCCAATTTAAAATTGTTATTTACACAATTTATTTGGTTATTTGTTTCTATTAATTGAACTGGTTTTAATGCAACATTTATTTCATTTATTCTATTTGTATTGAATAGTTCAAAATTATATATCCGTTCTTTTGTTGTATTTAAAATGTCAATATTTTTTAATGTATTTAATCTGTTGTTACTAACGCTTATTTCAATTGTATTAGTTTCATTTTTTCTTACACGATGTATCATTTGGGTATTTTGGGTGCTGTCCGCAGATTGGGGCGAACAAAAATGAAAGTGCTTGTAAAAATATGTTCTATCATTAAAAGAAATTCCAGTCGTTATTGATGGTGAGTAAATAACTACATTATAATTTTTCCATAATTCAGTATTAGAACACAATTCATTTTTTAATTTTTTAGACGCTGTTTCTGTTAATTTTCCACTTTCAACTGCCCCATCGCTATAAATTAAAACCATTTTAACATCTTTATACATTCGGTATATCTCGTCCATAAACTCTTTCATTTTTAAGATTTTTGAGGTGCTACTAATTGTTATATTTTTTTTTAAATCAATACATCTTAAAATATTTAATTTCATTTTGTCATCAGTCGTTAATATGATGTTAGTATTTAATTGAATATAGTTAATTAAACTAACAATTTTAATATTAATATTGTAATTATTTTTTATTATTTGTAACATTAATTCATCTACATCGGCATCATAAAATTTTAAATAACAACTTTGAATTATTTGAAAAAAATAGTTTCGTATATTATCTTTCTCATTTCCTAACTTTTTTGTTGCAGTAATTCTCTTACAAACATTAACAAACTCATCAATTATTAAATGGGTTGGCGTAAAATGTTCTTTGTATTTGTAAATACTATCATAACAACAAACTAATATTTTTGTATCATCAGTAAATTTGTCATTTGAATTGTTGTATAATTTTATGTTATTTTCTGTAAAACCATATTCTTTTATAATATTTAATATATCAGCGTAAGATTTGTTCGCCATGCTTATCGTATCCGTAATAATTAGTATTTTGCTGTCTTTGTTTTTTAGAATTGAATTTATATCTTGTTTCAATACAATATAACTTTTTCCTGCTCCTACTGGTGCTGTTAAATATCTATTTTCATCGGCATTTATTTCTACATTATGTAAGTCTAATACTTCAACAATATCATAACACGATTTTTCTGTAATATTTCCTATTTGCTTGATTTCCTCTAATGCTAATTGTTTTTGAATATTGGATTGTATAATTTCTTTGTATTCTCCAGTAGCTTCATTTTTCTCTCTATTAATTTTAAAATCTATTAATAATATTTGTTTATTTTGGTTGTATAATGATGTTTTAATGTTGCTTATTTCTGTAGGCGTAATTTCATTAATTAATTTAGTATTTATAGGTTTATTTTTCTTTAAAGAATTTATTATTTTACGAGTTATTTTTGCTTCAGTTTTTTTAGATTGAGTAATATTTTTTTCTTCATTATCAACAAAATTTAATAAATCTGTTAGTTCTGCCCCATAATTGATTTGTAATTGAGATTTTTTATTTATAACTCGTTCTGTAATTAAAATTGTATCGGTTGCATTTAACTTTAATAAATTATAAATATAATAAATAACTTTTTCTGTTAATGGTTCAAAAAACTCTTTTTTAAAATGGTTATGTAATATTTTTTTTTCAATAATACTTTCAATATATTTTATATTTTTAGAATTCCATTCGTCCGTATCATATTCATTTACTCTTGATAATTTTAAAAATAATTTTATTACTTCGTGATTAATTATGTCAGTCCATTTTACATTTGCTAATATTAATGTTGCTATTACTAATTTTAAATTTACATTCCAGTAATAATTTTTAGTAAATTCAACCTCATTTAAGTCATTTAAATAACTTTTTAATTTCTTGATTTGGTCTATAGAGTAAAATACATTTACAAAATCAACATAAGATAATTTAATAATTGGTTCATCAATTTTAACATTAATAAATTTGGAATAATCATCAACGCATATATGTTTTTTGTTAGTTATTTCTATTAATTCATTAGGATTTGTATTGCTTGGAATAATACAACTTATAAAGTCTTCTTTTGTAATAGATGTATCATGAATTAACACATCATTTACAATTTTAAATTTGTAAAATTTCTTTCCGCTCACAATATCGGTTTTTAAAAATTGTTCTTTTGCTTGATAAAGAGTTCTAAATTTTCGTCTGTAACTATAAACTTTTATGTCAATATATTCTGTAAGAATTGCTCTCGTATTCATAAATGATTTTATTATTTGTTTTGCTTGTATTACATCATCTACAATAACATCAAAAATTATATGACACGATGTAATAAATTTGTCATCAATTTTGTAGGCATTTTGTAATTGACTTGGGTTTAAAGATAAATGAATATTTGTATTAAAATCTACTTGATAATCGTAATAGTTTTTTAAAAACATTTTAAAATCTTCAATCATTTTTAAGATTTGTAAAAAAGTTAATTCTTTATCTTTCACATCTAAATCCATATACAATCTTATTGCAGTTTCACTATTCACAATTTCATATAAATAGTTTCTATCAATTAAACAACCTATATCTTGTAATTTAATGTATTCATATAATTTACTTTGTTTCATATACGCAAAAAGATATTCATTTGTTTCTAAAAAATTATTTTGGTTTTTTGCTATGTTTAATATTTTTAATGTTGCTTTATATGACTTGTCATTATGATAAACGAATGGATTGTCTTTTTTAATTGGTTCTGTTGGTTCTGTTAGTTCTGTTGGTTCAAAATCATTAAAGTCGTCATATTCCATTTCATATTCGTAATCGTCTAAATTGCCGTAGTTCATACATTCATTCATTTATACTTAGTATATATTATAATTTGGAGTATTATTTAAATCACTTTTTTAATATAATATATATACAATTAAATTAAATTAATATATTTGTTTAACCTACATAATATTTTGGAGGGTTGGGGTTGGAGGCATATTTTAGTAGGCGAAATAAAAAAATAGAAAATTTTGTATTTCGTCGCAATTCCCAAAAAGTAAAGTAGGTTATATGTATCTCAGTTTTGGGAGGGTCACCAAATACAAAATTTTCTATTTTTTTTATGTCCCTACTAAAATATGCTACGGAACACCCAACCTAAAAAAATATGTAGGGTTTAAGATTTTTTCGTAATTTTAAGTATTCTAATAAATACATTTGTATAAAATTATGTTTTTTTATATAATATTATGTTTAAAAAAATAATATTATTTTTGACTTTTAATTGTTCTTGGTTTATAAAATAAATTTGTATCTAATTTTTGCTCTTGCTCTATTTTATAATTTTCAATAAACTTTTTAATTAAAAAATATTGCAGTTTAACTTGCTCGTCAGTTTCAGTTGGTAGTTCTATTAATTCATTAGGAATAATTCCATTATTATTTTTAATAAAATAGTAGGTTTTATGAATATATGAATATCTATCTTTGTATCGCAATTGGTTTAAAGTTAATTCGTCATTTTCTTCAATATATTTTTTTGGTCTGCCTCTAACATCACGCCTAACTAATGGCGTTTTTCTTAGTGCTGGGTCTGTTATAGGCGGTCTGCCTCTTTTTTTTACTTCAATAACATTTTCATTAATTAATACGCTCATATTTGTATATATATTATACATATAATCTTTCTAAATTGTTTTTATTAAATTATTATTTTTAGTTATTAAACTTTTCCTCCATAAATCTTGTTGTATTTCATAACGCTTACTTGCTTCATGTCGTTCTGTTGTATAACAATCATAACATCGTGTAAATGGTTTATCAGTAACTTTATAACAATCTTTACAATAATTTATATTTAATCTTTGTTCGTTTTCATTATTTAGTTTAATTAATTTATTTTTTTGAATATTACAATCATAACAACAATTTTTAAATAAATTGTTACAATATTTTTCGCATACATCGCAACAATTATTTCTACATTTATTACATTTATTAACAACACGATTTAAATGTTTTACTCCACATTTTATACATATTTTTTTGGTAGTTTTTTTCTCAATAATCTTACAATTGTTACATCTATTTTGCTTTGTATTTTTATGAGTTTCATTACAAACTTCACAACTTCTATTACTTTTATTACAAAATCGTTTAATGCAACAATTTCCTAATACAACTAATCTGTCGCCGTCTGTAATAAAACAATTTTCTTTAATTTTCTGCCCACATATACATTCATCAATTAATTCAGGCATATCATCAGTAGGGCAGGATAATTTAAAATAATTTAAATGACTGCCTCTATTTCCTCCGCAATATTTAAAATTATTTTGGATTTCGTTAAGCTCAATATCGTAATTTTTTAATCCATTAATAAATCTTATTGACAATTCAACATTATTTTTTAACATTATTGTTGTATATATATTATACATATAATTTATTTAAATCATTTATATAATATATATTTTATTTTGTAGCATTATGCTTTAGGTTTTTTGCTATATGGTTTATATTTGTTCGCTCGTTCTTGATTTAATTGTCTGTTTTTTAGAGTTTTTAAAATTAATTCATTTAAATATTTATTTTCTATTTCTGCTCTAAAACTATTTTGGTCTTCATTTTTATTTATTAATGATTTCATATAATCTACATAACATAAATCAAAATCAACTACAATATCATTAATATTTTCATTAACCCAAAACTCTAACACACTATCAATCCCATATTTTATTTGCTGTTTTAATTGTTTCTCAATAAGATTTTGTTTCATATTTTTTTGTATTTCTAATTGCTCTTTTGTTAGTGACATTTTTGTATAATATTTATACATAAAATTTATTTAAATAGTTATTTAATTTTATTATATTCTTGTTGCAATCTTTCATCTTCTTCAATTAAATTGTTAAATTCTGTCGCAGAATATTTTGCTGTTAGTTTTATTGTATCATCAATAGTAAATTTAGTAAGATATTGATATGGTATATTTATAACATCTTGGGTCTGCGTATAACCATGAATACGCTGTAAATTAGAACCAAAAGTATTAAATAATTCCTCATCATATTTAATATAAAATAACCCATCTGTATATTCATAAATAATTATTAGATTTTTATAGTTAATTTTACAAAGATTTAGTAATGCAGTTGGGTATTGATTATGAGTTATACGACGAGTTTTTAATTCAAAAATATATTTACTTTGCTTATCAAAATAATCATATTTAGAATATTTATATTTACTTTTTTCAATATTTTTAGAAAAAACATTTTTTATAATTAATAAAATTTTGTTTTCATTAGATAAACCATATTCTAATTGCTTAATCCTATAAAGTTCATTCATTCGTTTATAAATATAGTTAAGATTTAAAAAATAAAATATAACTATAAATTAGAATGTTCGCAACCTCAAAAAAATCAATATATTTTACAACTATTTTAAAACATCATTTAATTAATGAAATTGAATTTTATTTTAGAAAAGTAGATTTTATGTATTGAACTAACTTATTTATTATTAACTAACAAACAACTAACAACTAACAACTAACAACTAACAACTAACTAACAACTAATAATTAATTAATTATTAACTAACAATTAACAATTAATAACTTACTAATGCCTATCGCCAACCACCTAACCTAAAAAATGTATTAATATATTTATTTAACTTATTTGTATAAATGATATATAAAAAAATTGATTTAAAAACAATTAATAATATTATGTATTACTAATGACATCTTTACTATCAATAGAAAAAGAATTTTTATCCAAAATCTCATCATCATTTAACGAATGCAGAAATGATGAGTTTTTATCAAAAATAAATGTTTATAAAAAGTTTTATGAAGCCCATACAACTAATAATTGTTATTATACTATTTGTATTTGTTTTCTTGAAGAGTTTTATATAAAACGCTACGAAATGGATAAATTATGTAAATTTATATCAAAAACAGATTATACTAATTATAGATATTCTAATTTATCATATTTTATAGAACATGAACTAATAAATTTAAAAAATGAGAATGGTTTATTAACTAATAAATTTTTAATGAATAATTTTTATTGTAATTTTTTACATAATAAATTATGTTTAGATGATATTTATGAACTTGATGGGTATTATGTAGGAGCATCAATATATTATGGGTCATCTATTTACGCATATAGTTATAGAGAAATAGATTGTAAGAACGCAAAATTGGATAAAATTATAATTCCATTATTGAATTCATTAAAAAACGAATACGAAATTAAACAAAAATATTTATCGCAATTGGAATACAGAGAAATAAAATTATTCAATAATTATGATGAATTAATAAATTTATTTAAAAAAGAAATTAAAAATCATTCTGCTTTAACCAAAAAAAAGATTAAACCTGAAAGTCTTACATCATATATGAGCGGATTTAATAAAAGTTTTATGGAGTTACATAATTTATCAAAAAAAACTATGGAAATTTATGGAAATATTATTCTTGAAAAACAATTAATTCTTGATAAAGAAAAAGATATTTTACAAAATTACAATAGTAATGATTACGAACAGCATAGACAAAATATTATTGAATATTATATTGGTATTGGGTTATGGTTTTACTCAAACGATTATATTGTAATTTATACATTATCTCACATTATTTCATTTATAGATAGTCCATTTAATTTTAACTATACTAATTATACAGAATTTCTAAAACCATTTTTATTGCAAACTCAACATAAACATTATTCTAATTTAATAAAAATTTATGACGAGGTAAAAAATAAAACATTTATTCCAATTTATTCCGTATATGTTACTAAAAATTTTAATAAAATTAAAAAATCATTAAATTTTCAAAATTCTTATATTAAAAGTCCAACAGACATCATAACAGATGTTAAAACAATTGAAGAATTAATATTACGAGATGAAATAATTGAAAATAAAAAAAAGCGTAAAAATAAAAAAAAATCTAAAAAAAATGATACTATAATAGATGTTGAATTAATTAATAATAATGATATTATTGAAACCGATAGTAATAATAGTAATTGTAGTAGCGATGATGAGATTGAAATAGTAGTTGAACTACAAAAAATAATTGAAGAAAATAAAATTGATATTGAAGAAAATAAATATACTATTGTAAGTAAAAAAAACCATTATAATATTTCATTTAATTATTACGAAACATTTGAGAATAAATCTTATATTCGTTTTCTAATTGATGATTGTTATAGAACTAACAATAAATTTAATGAGTTCATGGGTGATTATACAGATATACGAGTTAAACGAGATATTCATTTTGATTTAAATGGATTACAAAAATCTTTGCATTTTAATTTGGTATTTTATAATAAAGATTTTAATATAATGACACCTACATATCACGCCTATATTTTTGATAATTCTATAAGTAGTTTAACTCGTATTGAGAGTATTTTTTAATTTTTATTTATTTTTAATATTTGAATTACTTATTTAAATATTTAAAAAATTAACTTAAATAATTTGTATAATATATATACAAGTAAAATGGTTTATATACAAAACGATTGCTGGGCTATTATTAAAGAATATTTAATAAATCCATTAATTCCATATCATTATATTAAATCTCAACCGATAATGGTTACAATTAATAACAATAATGTTATAAAAAAAATAACACGCCGAGAATATGAAACTGAAAATTATAGATTAGCGTTTTTTGTAAAAATAATTAGAGAAATCTATTATCTTAATAATGCAACCAATCTTATAATTACAAAATATCAAGATGAAAATACAAAAAATATAATTAGAACAACTTATAAATTAGTAAATCCTGATTATAAAATTAATGAATATACAAGACATCAAAAAATAAAATTTTGGAGTATTAGAACCGCATTTTATAATAAACATTTGTATTCTAAAAAAGATTGGGAATTAGAATTAAAATTAAGATTTATTTGTTACAGACAACAACAAAAAGAACTAACAAGTTTATCCACATTAACCAAAAATTTAATTGATAATGGAGAAATAAATACATCTAATATCGTAAAAAAACTATTAAATAAAAAATAATTTTTATAATTTATAATAAATATTATTAAAACACTTATTATAATATTAAAAAAAATTGATTTAAATAAATATAGTTGTATAATATATATACAAGTAATATGAATAAAATACTACGAAATACAATCACAATAAATTTAAGTTGTCTTAAAAAAAATGAACCGCAGATATTATATGATATAATTTATACGCAATTTTGTTCCATGTTACATTCTTTTTGGGAAAATTTTAATGTTGAAAGCGTCCCTCTAAAATGTATATTTATAACTTACATTCATTATCAAGCAGATATTTTACAAGTAAAAGAACTTTATGAAACAGATGAACTGGGCGTAGGAGTAATTGAAAATAAAGAATGGATTAATGGTATTAGTCCGTTGGTAATAGGATTTATTATTTTGCACGAACGCAAAGATTACAATTGTTTTAAATATAATCTCAAAATTAATTATATTGATAGGATACAATCATTATTTATGGGATATGGTATTGGGTCTAAGATGATTAAACGAGTAGAAAATATTAAAAAAAAACAATTAATTCCGCTGGTAATTATAACGCATAGCGTAAAATTTTGGTTTAAATATTTATATAAAAAATTTAAATTTACAACAAGCAGTAGGTTAAAACAAAAAATAAAAGATTTAAGTTTATCTTATGAGTTAAGTTGGAAATACATATTTAATGAATTAGATATGAAATGTGAAATTATTATTAATCAAGTAGCTACGAATTTTGTAAAACAATTATTAAAATTTTAATATTTTTTATAGAAAGTATTAAAATACTTATATAACATTTTTAGGTTAGGTAATCGGCGGTAATTAATTATTAATTGGTAAGTGTGGTAAATATAAAATATTAATGTCAATAATTAAAATACTTTTTATTTTGTAATAAGTATTTTAATAAAAAATCATAAATAAAATAATAAATTTAATCTAATTTTTTGGATAATCCATTATAATAATCTTCAATTACTTTTGGAGATGTTCCTCTATGCTGTCCTAATGCTAATATTTTTGTAAATGAGTTTTGTTTAGATTGTAAATGTGCTATGTTAATTTTAAAATAATCTGCCTCTGTTAATTGTTTATCAATATTTTTATAAAGCATTCTTGATATTGTATTATTTAAACTTGTTAATGCTATTGGGGTTTTGGTAGATGATAATAAATATGTATTTAATTTCATGGATTTAACTGCATCTATAAATTGTTGGTTTTTAATTTTATGTTTTTGCTGTCCGTAAGTTTTGCTTGTTTTGTAATCATTCCTAATCCATTCAATTTCATTATTCTTGACGACTAAATAATTTAATTGATTATCAAAATCTTTAACATCATCTTTGGTAGTAATAAATACATCTACATCTTTATTTCTAACGCCATAATGTAATATTAAATAATTTACAATAAATTTACGCTTATCTTCATTATATAAATCTTCAACATAACTATTTATCAACATATATGGGGGTAAATGTAACATTTCAATTGGTTCTTTTTGTATTTGTTCTCGTTCCATAACTAATACATCTCTAATATGTGATAGAGTAATAACATCTTTTTTATAAAAATTCTTAATTAATATTGGTATATTTAAATAAGTCAGTTTAGAATTAAGATTATTTGTGATGTCTTGAATAATATTCCATAAGTCGTTTTCATCTGCGTCTTTTATTGAACTTTTTAATTTTTGGTAAATTTTATTAAAATTATTTCTATAAGTTAATTTACTGGCGTCTGTTAATGTTTTTGCATTAATAACATTTTCTAATTCTTCTCTAATTTCAACTGGGATATTTTCGTATTTACTCATCGTATATATATAATATATTATATTCTTTTAAATCAATTTTTTTATATATTATTTATACAATTAATTTATTTTAAAATAGGTTGTAAATTGTCAATAATAGAATTTATAAAATCAATCATAAATGGTTCTGTTAATTCAATCTTGTAATAATGAGTAAAAAATGATGTTATAAAATTGTAATTGTTAAAACTAAAATGTTCTTCATAATCAATTTCAGGGTCTTCTTCTACGTTATATGTAAAGTAATAATATTTAATTTGTTCTTGAGATTGGTTATAATAAATACTTTTTTTAAATAAATTAAAAATAAATAACTTTTTTGTATTATCATCATCACATTCAACAAAATTATTTAAAATAAACTCGTAATTAAAATCTTCTGTTTTATATTCATTATACATATAAATAATAAATTCTTCTAATATTTCTGTAAGCATTTTTGTAGTATCTTCTGTATCCATTTATAATATATTATGTAAGATTGTATTTAAATTAGTTTATTTATATATAAATTATACATCTAAACTAACAAAATTATACTTATATACTTAAGAATTTTTAGAAAATGTATTTTTTAATTGTGATTTAACAACGCCTACGCCTACGCCTACGCCTACATAATGCCTACATAATGTTTAGGTTGTGTAAAGTTGGACGCTATATTGATGTAGGGCGTATAAAAAAATAGAAAATTTTGTATTTCGTCACCCTCCCAAAACTGAGATACATATAACCTACTTTACTTTTTTGGGATTGCGACCAAATACAAAATTTTCTATTTTTTTTGAATGCCTACTAAAATATGCCCCGATCTCCCAACCTAAAAAATGTAATGTAGGTTAATGATAATGATTTTAAAATAAATTTAGATGTATAATTAGTATAAAAATAATAGGTTAAATATAAATATGCGTGATTGTGAGGCTGAGTTTAATATTCAAGCAACAAGATTTTATTTAAATTATCTATTAGACAAAAAGTATAATGCAAAAAAACAACAATACTATAGATGTTATAGATGTTTTAAACTAACAAAACTAACAAAAACTAAGAAATAATAATAATACATTTTTTGTTAGTTTTAACTTAAGTATAATGTATTAAAGTATATTATAATATACTAAGAATGCCACATAAAATTATTAATCATTTAAATACAATTATATATAAAATAGTTTGCAAAAATCCTGAAATTACAGATAGTTATGTTGGAAAAACAACAGATTTTACAAGAAGAAAATCAAAGCATAAATCTGATTGTAATAATCTAACAGGCAAATATTATGAATATAATATTTATCAATTTATTAGAGCAAATGGAGGTTGGGATAATTGGGACATGATACAGATTGAAAAATATGAAGCAGTTGATATGCTTGATAGTAAGCAAAGAGAACGTTTTTGGATTGAAACTTTACAAGCAAAATTAAATAAACAAATTCCATCAAGAACAATTCAAGAATACTATCAATCAAATAAAGATACAATTCTAAAAAAACAGCAAGAATACAAATTAAAAAATCAAGATAAACTTCAAGAATACCAGCAAGAATACAAATTAAAAAATCAAAATAAACTTCAAGAATACTATCAAGAATACTATCAAAAAAATAAAGATAAATTTCAAAAATACCAGCAAGAATACAGATTAAAAAAGAAATCAAATTAAATATATTCTGTTGTATTTTGCCTGTATAATGGTGTGAATTTATTTATTTAATAAAAAAAATCAAAATATTTGTTAGTTTGTTAGTTTATTGATTTTAAAAGCAAAAAGCAGAGAGCATAATGGTCTTAAATAAATAAATATAATTATATTATAAATCGTTGTCTTATATGTAACCTTATGATGTCATAATTAATATACTAATTATTAAAATACTTATGCTAATTAGTATAATAGTTAGTATCCTAATTATGCTAATTAGTATATTAATAATGCTAATTGTCTTATATGTAATTTATGCTGTCATAATTATTATATATATTATTCAAAAACTTATCATAATAAGTATTCAAAATCGCCAAATCGCCAAATCGCCAAAATCGCCAAAATCGCCCAATAGTCCGTTTTGTCTTATATCAATTGATATAAGACAAA